GCGTAGCCCTTGTCGGCGAGGACGCGGGAACGGGCCATGCGGGCGAGGATGAGTGATGCCAGGGCGTCGACCTTGAGCGGGGACTCGCGGGTCTCCTTGCCGAAGCTGACGCCCCACCGGTTCGGCCGGCGGCGGGCGTTGAGGACGTGGCGGGTGAGGACGTCGTGCGCCTGGATGGTCCCGGCGCCGGGCCCCGCGACGAGGTCGTGGGCTGCCCAGGGCTGGTCGCCGTCGACGATCGCGCGGTGCAGCGTCTCGACGGCGCGGACGGTCTCCATCTGGTGCGCGCGCATGTCGTAGCCGACCGCGTGCTTGGCCGTGGCCTTCACGAGGAGGCGCTCGGAGTGTTCGTCGCGCCAGGCGTCGACGTCCGTCTCCCAGTAGGCGACGTCGGCGAAGAAGGCGACGACGTCGAGGGTGGCGAAGGCGTGCTCGACAGCGCCGCGGACCTGATCCTTCGGGACCTCCCAGCCCTGGCCCTTCGGGCCCTCTGGCTTCTCCCAGATGGCGAGGAGGAAGGCGGCGCCGTCGTCGACGCGGCAGGCCACGAGGGCCGTCGAGTCGTCGGTGAGGGCGCCGTCGAAGCCGAGGGTGACCATGTCGCCGGTTGCGTGACGGGCCTTGGGGTCGCCGAGGCGCAGCGGGGCGAGGTCGTCGCGGCGGTTCTTGTGCCACTCGGCAGGCGCGAGCCAGGAGTCGGCGGCGGCGACGATCTGGTTGAGGTAAAAGCGGCGGGACTCTTCGGCGGTCGTGCCCGGGTCGTAGACCTCGGCGAGGATGCGCTCGAGGTTGACCCAGTAGGAGTCGCCGTAGGCGGCGACGAGTCCGGCCATGACCTGCTCGGCGTCAGCGAGGTCGAGGTCGGACGGGGCTTCGCGGGAGTCGTAGAGGATGCCGTCGCCGATGGCGCGGCCCTCGAGGATGGCGCGGTGGTCGAGGTAGGACTTCTCGGCGGTGCTGTCGCGGCCGGGCTCGTGGGCGTTCGTGGTCTCGATCGACCGGCCGTCCATCTTGCCGAGGTTGCGGCGGATTACGTCGGCGAGGTCGTGGCCGCGGTTCGACTGCGTCCAGTGGTGCGTCTCGTCGAGGATGGCGAAGGTGACGCGGCCACCCTCCTGGGTGCTGGCGGAGGCCGTCGCGGGGACGATCTTGCCGCCGCCGGGGAGGAGGATTCGGGTCATGCCGATGTCGACCCCGTAGGCGTCGACGAAGGCCTGGTCGCCGGCCATGGCGCGGATGGCGTCGAGGGTGTTCTTCGTTTGGGCCTCGGAGACGCCGGCGATGACGATCCAGGGGAGCGGCTCGCGGACGCCGAAGGGGTAGCCCTCGTCGTCCCAGCCGCCGAAGCGGGTCGGACCGCAGAGCTCGGCGAGGGCGATGGCGCCGAGGAAGGGGGACTTGCCCCAGCCCTTCGCGCGGCGGAGGACGGCGCGGCGGTAGCGGAACGTGCCGCGGTCGTCGAGGGCGTAGAACCACAGGACGAAGTCGCGCTGCTCGGCGGTGAGGCGCATGTACTCCTCGACGCCGTCAGGGCGGAAGAGCGTGGCCTCGATCCAGGCGATGACGCCGTAGCCGAGGGTCTTGATCGAGGGGTCGAAGGGCGGTGACGTCAGAACGGCGTGCATCGGCCCTCCTCGGGACTAGAAGGGGGCGCTCGCTTCCCGGATCGGGGTGACGGTGGCGGGTCGACTCGACCAGCGTTTGCCCGCGAGGGCGGCGCCGCCGGCGGACGCGGCGCTGCGACCGCCGAGCTCGAGCGAGCGGATGACGTCGAGGGCCTGTTTTCGGTACTGGCGCACCTCGGCGACGAGCGGATGGGCGACGGGCTGGTCTTGGGAGCCCTTCACGACGTAGCCGTCGGCGTCGATGACGACTTGCATGGCGTCGGCCTGGCTCAGGAGGTCACAGGCGCCGTAGAGGCCCGTTAGCTTCGCCTTTTCGAGCCCTGGGGAGGCCTCTAGGACCTCTCGGAATGCCCTCTTGGCGGGGGCTGACCAGCCCTGACGGCCGCGCGGGGTCGCGGAATCCGGCATGTGACACTCCCTGAGATCTCGGGCAAAACGGAGATGCATGCGCATCGACTGGCAGACGCTATGCCGGGTCGGGCTGGAGGCCAGGGGGGTACCGGGGGTACCTGGGCACCCCCGGTCGGATCAAATCGGAACCGAGGCCCGAGCGAACGTGCTCGTAACGCGTTCGACAGTCACGGGCATGAAATGGGGAAGCAACTGACGGTAGATCTTGGCGGCGCGCTCGCCGCGGAGGCGAACTCGGAACGTCGCCTTGGTCCAGTTCCCCGCAGCGTTCGGGTGCTGCTCGAGTCTTCTAGGCGAAGCGGTCTGAAGGTAGGAAGCAACGCGCTCCATCATTGCCTCGTCGGCGTTCTCAACTTCGAGGGCCACGCGTCGAGGTCGGTCATGCGCTCCAGGAAAACCCCTCGTCTCGGGATAGATTGCCCCGTCCGTTTCGATGACACCGATGAGCCAACCGAGCTCCAGATCAGTCAAGCCTGGCTTGAGACCGGGGCAGTCGCGAGGTAGGGGTGGCGTCCGGGGGGCGGCCCGTTCAAAGTCCCGTCGAGTCGGCCGGTATCCAAGGCCCAGGCGGACGCTCACTTTGCAGGCGTCGGAGCAAACGTGCCTTCGACTCTCTGAGCGGCCGGCATGACTAACCGACTGCTGACCGCAAACCCAGCAGGAGAGCAGACGAAGACGCCGCCCGCCTGCCGATCTACATTCACCGCAGGATTTCGGAGCCTGGCCTCGAGTGAGGGCCCGATCGAAGTGCTGAGTGCAGACCTCGCACGTCCGCACTTCCCGCAGGTGCACCGGCTCGCAGCCTTGCGGGCAGCGAGTGGCCCGATTGCTGCGGTGGCGGTCGTGCTGCCAGGCGGCGGAGCAGAGGGCGCAGGTGTAATCAGTGGTCACGCTGTAGGAGGGGGCCGAAGCCCGGGATGCTGCTCAGCGGCTCGCTGTCGGAGCGGGCGAGGTCGACGAGCTGCAGCACCTTCGGCACTGGACTTGCGCGCATGGTGCCAACGGCACAGCGCTTGCAGGTTGTCGAGCGAGTGGTCGTCGCCGGGCTCGACGTGGTCGACCTGGTTGGCGAGCTCGCCGCACGGCACTCCGAGTGAGTCGCGCGCCTGGCATCGGTAGCTGTCGCGACGCAGCACACGCACGCGGCGAGTGGACCAGTCAGCCGGCAGGCGTGCCGCTCGGTCGCTGGTCGCGGCTGTGGCCCACGCCACTACAGCGCCGCTGCCCGCTGGAAGCCGACGACACGGGGGGTCTCGTCGGCGAGGGGGTGGTCGCTGTCACGGGGGGAGGGGGTGTCGCTCGAGGGGGCGGGGGTCTTCGCGTCGAGGCCCAGGGGGGTCGCGCGGGGGGGGGGGGGGGGGCGTCCCGGGGGGGGGGGGGTGCCGCCGGGGGGGGGGGGGGTCTTCGCGTCGAGGCCCAGGGCCAGGCGGAAGGTGAGGCGTCCGACGGACACGTAGACCTGCATGGTGCCTCCTCGTGCGGGAACGACGAAGCCCCGGCGTGCCCTCGCCGTGGAGGGCAGCGTCGGGGCTGTGGGCCGAGGAGACCGGGGGAGGTGGTCGTCGAACTCGGCAGAGCCCGCCCTGCAAGGCCGTGAGTTTCTGGGCGCACGGGGGAGGACGGGGAACTGTGAAGGATCGAAGCGCCGACTCCAGCCACTCGGAGCCGCACGGCGAATGGGTCGTCTTCGCTACTGTCGGCGCATGGACGGACTTGACGAGAACCAGATTGATGCGCTCCGAGCTGAGGCGGCGCGTGGCCGGGACATCGAGGCGCGACTCGTCGGAGCCGAGCAAACGTTCGCCACTTTTCTACTTGGCGTGGGGCTCGCACAGCAAAGCGAGATCGTGTTCGCTGAGGAAGACTTTGTGGTCATAACCCAGAGCGCCGACGATGGTTCTCTGCCCGCCATGGTGCCTCTCATTGAACAGGCGAAGAACGGCCTACGTATAGCTGCCGTTTTTGGGGCGGCCGTTTCAGGCGCGCTGCGCTCGTTGCGAGGCCATGCAGACGGATTTGAGGACTGGTGGGCGACGGAGGGGCTCGCCATCCAGCAAGACCCTGTTGCCCGCATGTTCTACGCGCTTCGCAGCGTCGTCCTGCATGAAGGGTACGTCGGACTCGTTAAGTCGAGCGGAGAGGCCGGAGTCGATGACGGCACGGGCTTCCTGCGAGCCAAACTCAGCTTGGCTGGCGTGACGGTTGAGAACCTGCCGGCCGAGATGAGACGTGCCTCTCTCGAAGACCAACTCAGGGCCTACAGCGAGTTGCTACGCGCGGCGCTTGATTCTGCATGGCGAACGTTCGTCCCTGGCA